ATGAAATCATCTCCATGTCTAATAAATACAAACAAAGATCCAAAAGTTTCAAAGAAGGTCTGATGGCTCCCAGAGAAATGAGGTCGTATAACATTGAAAAAGAGTTTCATACCATCAAATCTGTCAAGCATGAACCACAGCTTACAAAAATCACAAGAAAAATGAGACCTGAAAATAATAACAAGAGAATCTTTGTACCAGGGAAATATGAAACTGTTCCTTATGGCTACCGGAACAATTAAACACTTCATGTCTCTTCACAGTTTTGTGACATTTGTAAAAAACAAATGCCACAGCGAAAGATTATCAAAGGTACAATCTCTTCTTTTCAGCAGAGATCTGTTCATCTTGGCATCGGCAAGACGGTGGATCAAAAAAACATGGGTTTAAATCCAAGAAGATTGACATTACTGATAGATACTATCGTTTTAGGCATTTCAATCCAATCAAGCGATGGTACTACAGAACAAAGAGAATCACTGATGGTGTCAAGTTCATTATTGCATTTCCTCGCTATCGCTCGCATTAATCCTCGGCGTAAGTAAAAGCTAAGATTTTGGGCACATCTTCTAATTTTACTTTTCTGAGCTGATGTGTTCTGAAGTATCCCGGCACTAAGTCACCTTTAAAGTTCTCACATAGACTTTTTGGCCATCTATGCTTGAAACTGTATAAAATTCTCGTTTTATCACATCTCCCTTAGCAAATGTAGGCTGTCTAGTCCCAGGCAATGTCTTTGGACCTGTCACAACATCACCGACTTCCAATTTCACTGGTGATGGGTAAATTATTTCCTGTTTATTGATGTTTTCTCCAAGGAACACTTCCATGGGAATGGCTTGGATGGTGGAATGAACTTTGGTGTTGTATATTTCGATGGCTTTTAGGAGCAGATCATTAGGCCAATCAACAGACTTTGTTATATATCTCAGTTTCATTAGAAGGCCAACAAGAGTCCTATGAAATCGTTTAACAATGGCGTTTTTGTTTGTCTCATAAGGCTGAGAGAAAAATACATGTTTTACTCCAGATTCTTTGAAAAATTCAAGACAGACTTTGGTATTAAACTCCTGATCAGCGTTGATATAAGTTGGAGCACCCATGATACTAAAGATTTTTCTCAAAGCAGGAACAACTTCACTCATGACTCTTGATTTCAATGGTTCAGCAAGAGCAAATCGAGAATACACATCAATACAGGTGAGAATATATCGATAACCCTGGTACATTCTTCTCGAGTAGTCCATAATATCGATCTGATAACTATGTCTAGGAACCTTGGCAATGATACTTGACCACTGTTTAGGTTTTCGAGGGTTTGCCGTAAGATACTTATAAGGTGTTGTTACAGCTTCTTCTCGGTACTTTTGTCCTGCAATGTAATGGTACATAACAAATTCGCATCAAAGGAATTTTTTCTTTTTTAAAAAAATCATCAACAACGAAAGATGTCTCTTGGTCTCTACAAACACGATTTCAATAGCTTCTATCCGAGTAGTATAAATCCAGTTACTCAGAGGAATATAATCGTTGCGAATAATCCTGGCGATTTCAAGAACTTTACTGCTGGAACTATTACTTTTCAATATCGAACTCAATTCTTGTTTCTTGGAAATATGGTCATGATCGTTATGGAAGTCATCAACCTGAATAATTCTAGTAGTAGTAGTACTCAGGATATTATAGTTCCTTTTGGTTATAATTTTAGTGTTCAGTTACCATATCTTAGTTTTAGATCCGATGGAGGATTCTTAGTTATATCTCATACTCTTACTTCCATGGCGTTTCGAGTCGCCTTGACGAATAATAATCGAGGAGTTATTGTTGTTTTTGGAATATAATCACAATGATTTGAGCATAGCGAAAATTTTTTCCTATTTCAAAACAAACCATGACAACAACTCCAGTATTTTACAAAACTACATTTCCTCCAATTGACCTTGAAGAAAATATACAGACCAAGTTATTAGTAGCTCAGCCACCAACTGAAATTCGTTATATTACATATCTTGCGACAAGTTTCTCACAAGCCAATGCCGTATTCAATATCATACCTCCCAGCAATCAGATCATTGTATCAAGACTGATTAGAATTCAAGTACCTTTTACCGTAACTATTAACGGAACGTTGAACACAACTCAGTATCCACAAGTGACTCAAGCCAATGTGGTGAACACTTTGTATTCAGGATTTTGTGACTTTCCTATCCATAAGTGCATGTCTACCTTGACCCTTATATTGGACAACCAAAGTACGATGATAAGACCTGCTCAAATTATTGACAAACTGTTATACTACTGCATGGGAGAAGAACTTGTGGCTGGTACATCATTACAGATACCTTCTCAGCTTGACAATTCATGGACTTATGATATGTTGTCGTTATTTGTGACAAGCCCGTTTGGTAGCTATGGTGATTCGTTTTTGAAGAATTCACGAAACTCCATGCCCATGGTGTTCAATAATCCTGTCGTAACTCCTGCTTCACCAACAGCTAATGCAATGGTCGATGCAACCTTCGTAGAACCTTTTATGATATCTCCATTGATCTTTGATGAACTATGGATTCGTAAACCTGGACTTACACAGCTGACTCAAATCATTGTCAACATTACTTGGGATCCTGTTCAGCTTCAAAGAGTATTTAGATATGCTCAAACAACAGATCCTGTAACTTGAAATAGTGTTAATGTTACGATGGGCCAGCCTCAGTTGATTATTGGGTACTATACATTGCCTACGTATATGACCATTCCACCAAGTTTGACCTACAACAATTCCCAGGTACAAAACTTCATCTATCAGCCACTGACGAATGTTCCAGGAGACGGAGGGTCTGCCAATGTGCTCACCAACAACGTACAATTTCAAAGTATTCCGAGAAGAATTTACCTCGCTGTTCAGAAAACAAACAGAACAAGAGATGACCCTGATGCTTTCTTACCAATTACAAACTTGTCCTTGACATGGATGAACACTTCAGGTATTTTGTCCACTCTTCAACCATTTGATTTGTATTTAGTGTCTCGAAAGAATGGTCTTGTCATTCCTTGGCCACAAGCAAGCGGCCAACAAATTCGATTATTTAATGGTGGAAACCCATTGACCTTTATTGGCACTGGATATCCTGTCTGTGTTGAGTTTGGTACAGACATTCAACTACAAAATGAGACCTATGTAGGAATGCAAGGTTTGTTCAACTTCCAAGCACAAGTTACGGTAACAAACTATACCAGTAGCTCAGTCAATGCAGAACTTCACATGATTGTGGTCTATGATTGGTTCATGAAAATCGAAAACCAGAATGTCAGCTACAACACAGGCTTCTTGAAGACAGAACAAGGATTCTCCATTCCTTCATTGGTCAAAATGCCTTATCCTCAACTGACAGACTTCTATATGGGCGGTGCTTTCAGTCTTGGAAGCCTCTTGAGTGGTATTGGAAGTCATTTACTTAGTGGTATCAAAGGACTTTTATCAGGTCTTTTCTCAGGTGACTCAGGCTCTGAACAACAGCAACAACAGCAGACAGGTGTAACACAACAACTAACAGCATTGCTTCCTTACATTCAGAAAATGCTTGCAACGCGAACAAAGCATCGTGCTATCGAAGTACCCAAGAAAACTCTTCGAAAAGAACTTGAAGAAGATGAAGAGTAAGTATGCGACTGAAAAGGAGCAAGAATAAAATTTGAGAGCGCAGCGAGCAGCAAAGTTCATAGAAATCATATAAAGGTGTACATGAGAATTTTCATGTACACCACACTCTTCGGTTTAAAATCCCATGAGAATAGCAACAAAAGTACGATTCTTTGCTGGGTTAGAGTCGATATTCTGAATATTAAAGGTTGTTCCTGAGACATTCATCTTGAGCCTTGGCTGACCAGTATCTGAAATAGGTGTTCCTCTTACAAGACCGTTATTGGTGGTCTGATAAGTACTTGGAAGATTGATTGTATTCGAAAAGGAGTTTCCAGCCATCGATACATTGCGAAAGATAAACACATAGAGCTTGTATCCTATGCCTGCTCCTCCAGGAGTCGAAATTACTTTATAGAACTCGTACGTTAGTAGTGGAGTTCGGCCGCCCCCGCCCCCCGCGTCAGTATCTCGCCCAGGGGTAAGCTCAGAAAAAATTGATTTGTGCCGCCTTGATCGGAGTTTAAAAAAAGTCGCAGTGTAAAAAGAGTTGCGCTACGATGGACGGAGAAGCGAAGAAGCGAGAAAGCATTTGGGAGAGTGATGAAGACAGCGATGAAGACAAAGAAGAAGAGGGATGGATAGACACGCTGGTCGAAACAATTATTGAGCCCAAAGATTACCAAAATAGAGAAGAGAATGATAAATTTCCTTAGAGAATACCTATTTACTAGGATTTATAATATGGAGGGTTCATTCGAAAAAAGAAAAGTAAGAAAAAACGAAAAGAAGAAATATGAGAGGCTTAAAGAAGCGTTAGAGATATTGGATGAACATTATGAAATGATGAAGTACGTGATGAGCAAGGCAGCAGAATATGAGGAAATGGAAATAACCAGTGGCGAAGATGTTGAATACGAAGAGGACAATGTCGATGATGATGAAGATGATATGGAAGACGATTTCACGACTATAGGAGAAATAAGAAAAAGTGGAGGTGGAAAAGCGTAGAGTGGGTTATAAGTGGAGAACTTATAGCCCTACAACAAACGTTGAAGATACTTCCTCATATCCTCGATGGCGTCAGGGTTTTCGTAGACATGATACAAATATTCCCAGACGAGAGGAGACTTTAAGTGCTCGAGCGCTTGTTGGGGAGTAATCTTTCGTATTTCGTAAGGCTTATACCATCGTCTTTTGACGACGTTTTTTTCGCGAATAAAGTTATATAGCGATGTTAGTTTGTACTTGTCTCCATCTTTTAACAGGATGATGTAGATATCATAGTCGAAGTGGAAGGTTTTGAAGCCCAGTTCACCGCGTGCTCGTAGAGGCTTGACCATGACGAGATCACCTTTATTAAATTGGGGATACTTCTTTCTCGCGATGATTTGCCGATTGAGTGCGCGACCATAAAAAACATCGATGGGTTTTTGACGGATGGTGCGATGAATGGTGTTGTTTCGCAGAGTACATATCTTTTGAAGAACCTCGGTGGTGGTGTCGAATTCATAATATTGTTCGCCAACAAATTCCTCTGATATTTTCGGAAATTCCTGAACATAGAGGTATTTGATGAGATCGTTTTTCAGAGTTCGGATGGCTCTCTCAACAATAGCGTTTTTATTTGTTTCATTGGCTTTACTTGCTATCAACATAATTTCAGGAAAATAATATGGTGACAATTCCTTTTTGAAGGAGTTAATAATTTTGGTCGCCTTGGAAGATTTTTGGTTTTCCCATGTCATCAAAGATTTTGAGTATAGCATTCGCTGTCGTTGCAGAATCTTGTTTATCCATGGCAACGGCCCATACATATCGACTGAAAACATCGATACATACGAGAGCATAATCTTTTGGCCGATATTCCACATTTCGTTCATATTCATCAAAAATCTTGTACCGCAGAGGATAAAGTTCCATGACATCGGCTTGAAATATACTTCGAGGTTCTTTGGCAAAGATTGTTCTATAGGTCCTTGGGTATCTCCATTTTCGAAGGGCTAGCGGTTTCTTCGTGGTCATCGTCTTTGGATAAATCGCAAGAAGAACAAGCACAACGACTTTTACATCGTCTTATGGCTGTAATGGTATGAACTAAGATTCTTTCTACGACGAGAGCGCCTACGGCGACTAAAGTAACGATGTCCATTTTAAAGGAGTCCAGTTTTTAAAATTGTCTACCATGGCGGCCACACCAGCGATGCTTCGTACCATTCTGCCCACGTTGGATCTTGAAGACAATATAACGCCGAAGAATATTGTCGCAGAATCTCCACAAGAATTTCGAATTGTTCCATATCCGGCAACGTCGTTCTCGCAATCGAATGCGGTGTGGAACATTATCCCACTCGCGCCGACCACGATTATCTCGCGGTATGTTCGCGTTCGCATGCAATTACAGTTCAGCATTACTGGGCAAATTAAAAATTTTGCCAATTCTGGTGATGCTTATGTGATTAACTCGCAATTCGCCGGTCTTTGCCAGTATCCATTGCATCAGATGATTGCGACCTTGACAATTACGCTGAATAACCAAGCGATCACGATTCGCCCTTCGCAGTTATTCGATAAATTTGCGCATTACAATTTTGATCGCGAAACACAGAAATCAACGATGAGTTCAACACCATGCTACCCAGAACAAGCTGCTGACTATCAGATGTTGACAGGACGAATTACTTCAGAGTATGCATTGTATGGGAGTTCTGTGGATCATATTTCTCGGCAACACACAGCAGTGTTAACATTTACCAGTAATCCATTATTAAACGCACCCAATGCTTCAGGAACTGCTCAATTTATGGCAGAATTTACAGAACCATTAATGATTAATCCTTTAATCTTTGATCGAGAATGGTGGAGAAAACCTGGGATTGCTCAAATTACAAACTTTACGGTGAACATGGCGTTTGATTCTATCGGTCTTCAAAGAGTATGGAGACAAGCATTCAATGATTATGTGAATTACACGAATATTCAAGTAACGGTCTTGCAGCCAGTGTTGTATTTGGCCTACTACACACTGCCCACCTACATGACTATACCGCCATCCTTGTCTTATCCGTACACCGCCGTGCAGAATTTTGTGTATAATTTTGCACAGAGTTACAATAGTCTGCAATCGTTCACCTTGACGTCGAACACGATCCAATTCCAATCCATTCCACATCGTTTGTATATCAGCGTCTCGAAGGCTTACAACACGAAAACCATCAATGATGCTGATATATTTCTTCCAATTACAGGCATCAATATTACTTGGGGCAATGTTTCAAGTGTTTTGAGTACTTTATCTCAATATGATTTATGGTTGTTATGCGAAAAGAATGGTCTCAAGCAATCATGGCCCATGTTCTCAGGACAAAACATTAATATTTATGCAAAAGCTTTGGATACAGGAAGTTCCTATAGTATGGTTGTTCGAGGACCAAGTGCACCTTTATGTTTAGAGTTTGGAAGCGATATTCAGCTGTTGAATGAAGATTATCCTGGAAAACAGGGTACTTGGAATTTCCAAATTCAGGTAAATGCCTTCAATAGCACCTATAATGCGGTAACTCCATAGCTCGATATTATCGTGATCTGTCATGGTACGATGACGATTGCGGGTGGTTCTGTGACTTTGCAAACAGGCTTGGTAGCTCCTGGGGCTCCCATTCCAGGATTAGCGAAGACGACCTTCCCCAAAGAAACCGATTTCTATTCTGGTGGTAAGTTTGATCTCGGTAGTATTCTGTCCAGTATTCCAGGTCGTATTTTCCGCGGTCTTAGCGGCCTCGTAAGTGGGCTGTTGTCTCCCGAAGAAGGAGAACACCCCCCTTCAAGAAGATTCGAAGTGCTGTGAGATCAGTTCCCAGCATTTCACGACAAATTGCAGCATTACCAGGAGCTGAGGAAGAAGAATAAAGAAGAAGTATATATGTGACATTCGAAGTACATATATACTTAAATCCCCGTGAAAATAAAAAAGAATATCTGATTATTAGGATTAAAATTTCCTGCTGTAGAAATTTGGACATAAGTGAATGTTGGATCAATGGCAAAATTCCATGTTGTAGTTCCAGGAACTCCAGGATTTTTAACAGTCATACTTGTATTTATCGGTGACATAGAAGAATAGTTTGGATCAAATCCACCATCAGGTATCGTTAATTGAAAACTAGCATTAGGATCGGAAGAAACATTTCGACAAACAATTAAATATACTCGTAATTCTTTTCCTTGAGTGTTTGGAGTACCTTCGAAATTATAAAGACGATACCATGTATAATCTCCAGTAATATTACCAGTTCTATTGATAGCATCATTTTCGATACGTCCCGAAGCGATGGGATATATTGAACCAAGATTGGGATCAATGCCAGCTAGAAGCGATTTTCTCACAAAAAAATTGCTTAATGGAACGAAAATAAAACTGTCACCGACCGACATATTTGCGTTATATACAATTTTACATTAATACAAACTCCTAAAGTACAGTTTTAGACTAACACTTTCTCCAGGATCCAGATCAAGTTCATGGATCTGTTGGTCAGACGATTACCATAAGAATTCAAAGGACAAACGATCCAAGGGGCCATCCGACAATAAGTCAATCCAACGGAACTCGCCGGTCGGAAATTAGATAAGGCTACTGTTTTGTAGTCCGAACTGGTTGACATCAGGCCATAAATCCGTGAGAATTAGCAACGTGCTGATATAGCTCAGACGATTACCAGGGTTAAACACATTTTGTTGCGTACTTTGAGGCAATGTTTCTTGTCGTATTGGCAAATTGCTGGTGACAATGACAGATTGCAACTGATTGAAGCGATAATCGGATGGGTATTCTTGGGGTATATTAATAGCTTCTCCAGCATTTTGCCATTTTGGAAATTTGTTGACCATTGTTTGAACAGGTGGAGAATACAGGATCGAATTGTCCGGTGCATAGTATCTCAGCATATAATTGTTATCGTCAATTTTCTGAAATGGGAATCCGCTAATAAACTTGTATACACCACGATTGACAAAGATATTCACGGATCCAGCATATTCAGCAGGCACTACAAAATGCATGAGTTTTTCTTGTGGCTGATAATACACATATGGTGGACGCTTCGCATCTGCTTCATTAATATGACTGACCATCGCGCTATGGCAGGCGTTGATCAAGGGATTCAATAGAAATTCGAGGAAATCTCCAATATATGAAGACAAAGCTCCTCCAGGAACTGATCGAGATTCACAATGTGTCGAAGTGCTAATAGTCACTTGAAATACTGTACCTTGGAGACTATATGGAGGAAATACAGTAGTCAATGGACATTGGAATCGCAAAATCGTGAGTTTATAATCGCTCATCTTTCTTAGGATTGGCTTCTCCAGTGGAACATCGATTCTCGCGCTGATCTTCTTATCAGCATCGGAGGGATTGTACAAAGACAAATTAACCACCACATTCTCTTTAGATGGTTGTTGATACGAAAAATTCAGCATGGTGTCGAGATTTTTTATTGGTGGCAAAATTTCAAAGGTTGAACTATCAAAAATCGATTTGCAATCACTAGTGCCCAAAGTCACCTCGAAACCATTTAGTATCCACAAATATTCAGATCTTACCTTTGATCACCAGTTTACGTATTGGACGATTTTATTGTACCAATATCCCGGACAGATAGGGCATTGGACGCTGATCAAGTGTGACCCCGCGAAGAAGGTTCTCTATTTCTTTGATCTTTATGGATGTCCACCCGACAAGCAATGGCCCTATCTCGAGAATCCACAGCTCTTGCCCGAGCCTTATCATATGCTGTCTGCGATCATTCGCCGATATGTCATCTCGGACGGATATCGGTTTTTCTTCAACCATTACAACATTCAGGGAACTATTCGAAACGGGGATATTCGAGATTCGGAGTGTGGTGAGTTTGTTGTGCTACGAATACTCTACGAAGACCTATCCGATGCTCAGTTCTATTCGCTGTGCATGAAGCTAGGAGGACATCGTATCTTTAAAATCGTAAAGGAAATCGATAAAGGAAAAAGTTTGCATTAGCGTAGATGTTTGCGAAACCTTTGTATCTCAAACATTACGGATACCTCCTCGACGACCCTGATATTTTCCAAATCTTTTTTCCGGGAACTCATCGCAGTACGCGAGAATCGAAGCATAATGACGTTATTGTGATCAGCGGTAAGAAAGGTAGTGGAAAAACCGAACTTGCCAAGTTTATGGCCTATGTCTATCACGAGAAGTTTCCGAGGAATCGTGTGATCGTCTTTAGTGGCATTAAAGACTTGTATAATGATCTACCTTGGGCCATTAAGGTCGATCTCAAAGAAGTAGAACAAGAAGAGCAAGAAAAAAGTAGAGGCGATTATTCGGGGATACCTGATGCCTCCGAGTTTCGAGACAGCTTGGTAATCTTTAACGATACGGAAAAAATGCCGAATGCTAAAATCGAGAAAATGTTGTATCAGCTGGTCAATGTGCTTGCGCAAAATGGAAGAAATTTTGGAAACAATGTCATATGCATCCTTCATCAAGTCAACAAAGGACTGCAAAGCACCACGTTATTACGAGAAGCGGATACCTTCATCATCTTTCCAAGAAGCTATGACATGAATACTTTGAATACGCTTATTCATCACCTCGGATTTTCAAAAGAAGACGCTCAGGCCTTGTATGCACAGAAAGAGGAATGGTTTATTCTTATTCATCAGACGATCCCAAGCTATGTGTATCTCGGAACATCGATGAAAAAGATAAATCTTTAAAATAAAACATTGGTGAAATGGATCCTGCAACCATTGGGCTTTTGATTAGCATTGCACCAACAGTACTTGACTTGTTATTCGGTCAAGGTCATATAAAGGAATCTTTCCGACAACAAAGATATCCTCTTGAAAACATGTATGGTTACGGCCTTGAAGGTTACGGCATGTATGGTCAGGGTTATCGTTACTCGAAGAAGAAGAAAGCTGACTGTTGAAACATATTACCCCGAATCAGCACAACCTGAATTAATTCGAGCTGCAGTGTTCAATCGCGCGATTGCTAAGAAAAATGATTGGATCCAACATTTGCATAGATAAGGTGTTTACGATGATATTCGAAAATTATTACAGAAAGCAAGGGAAACTTATAAATCAAAAGATCCTCAAAAACGAGCACAAACCTTAAGTCGCGAACTTACAAAACTTCAAGCAGAGTTAAATATTTTACAAAAAGAACAAGCTGCAGAATCTTTGGCACAAGAATTTACCAGAAAATATCCTGGAGCCGATTATAATAAAATCTTGGAAGATAAAATAGCTCGGTTACAAAATGAAATCGCTCGTATCCAACAATCTATGCCAACTGGCCAATTACAACTGCTCCCCTAATAAGTAGGCTTGGGCAGGAAGTCCTGCCCACCCAACCAGTTCAAAAAACTGGGATCACTGAAACCAAAGAACTTGAACCGTTTGTGTTTAATGAAGAATACTACCAACAAAAAGTACAACAATTAAGACAAAAATATCCAAAAATTGGAAGGAAAGTTTATAAAACTTCTAGAAAATCTTGGAAACAAGTCTATGAAGAAATGCTCAGTATTATCAAAGGAGAACCACAACCCAGAATAAAAAGAAGAAGAATCGAATTAAATTAATAACACTTGTGAAGAACAAGTGCTAGCATGGCCAATTCACTGAATCTTATAATGCCCCCATGGCAACGTCTCGTAAGAATTCGGAACATAGTACCGCTTATCGTCTTCGTCGGTAGGCTCTAGCTCCATTTGCATGACAAAGACCTCGTGTTTCTTAGGCCGTATGACCTGCATCTTGTATTTTTTACGATCTTGAATCGGTGGCTTCTCGGATCTCAAAATCTTCTCGAGTTCATCTTGGCTGGGCTTTTTTCGCGCATACCCTGGAATTCCTTTGAAGGCTTCATTGCACACGAGCTTGCCATTTTTATCGGTCACGAAGAAATAATGCTTGGGGCATAGCGCGTAGAACATGACGATTCCAATCTTTTCGATTTTCATGAATCGGGGGACTTTGTCGGTCTTTAGCGTCTCAAAACGGGACGATAATCGAGGATCTTTCAAATCTTCTTTGATATCCTTGGTCTTGAACCAACCGACGATGCTATCCGTGTCGGTGTACAAAAACTTCATGCGATCTTCGTAGTAGGGCTTGAGAACTTTGTAGTAGAATGTTTGCATGTACCACTTACTCACATCGAGGATGGTCGCTCCAATCTCCAACGGCTTGTTATACTTGACTTTGCATTTCATAAGTTCGAGGAGTACGACATCTTTTTCGGGATCGATGAGATGATAATCTTTGATGGTTTTCAGCGAATTCAGAATTCGAATGCACATCTCCGTGCCTGCGGTAAGCTTAAACTTTCGATAATTCTCGGGATTCTCACAGGTCTTGCCAAAGAGCGAATTCATCATCAGCTTGTAGAACTCAGCCGACGAGGGATTGCTCTTGTTCTTTCGTCGTTCTTCAGCGAGTTTGCTGATATACGGCGCCATGAATCTTTCTTGTCGAAACTTGATCCCGCGATGAACCTTGATGATCCTATACCCAAGCTCCATGCCCAGCCGAATATTGGCGATATGTGCTTTGTAGCGAACTTTGGGCCATAGCGTTGCTTTTAGCTTACCATCGATTCTCTCGGGAAACAGTGGATATGCGGCAACGCGATCATGGATGTCCTTGGGGCACAAGATGTCGACTTCCAGCCAATACCCCGTTTCTGACTCTAACCAGATGTAGGACTTGTCTCGAAGTATTCTCTCGCCATCTTCTCCAGAGATCCACTCAAAATCGCACAAAGGCATTGGATGCAGCATCGCCGTGGGATACAGCGAGTTCATATCAAACCCCACGATACACTCGCCTTCTTTCTTGTAAACATTTGCAAACACCATCTCGCCAACCGAGCAATATCCATCGCGCATCGCATCTCGGAAGAATTCGTACATTTCGAGATCCCACATCACCTGAATCGGACGATCAATGTACTTGAGAAATGCCTTATAGGTGTACGACGGCGCGGTCACAAATTGCGCGGGATCCAATTGCCAATTCGAAAGCCCCTTGGCTCGATATTCTTCAAACACTTCCGCGAGCAAAACCACATCCGCCATCAAATAGTGGTGGTAGTCTCCGAAGGTCCGACACTTGAGCGTCTTCCACACATTCTGCGCATGCTGGTAATCTTCGGGAGAACACGGCTCCTGCGTAAGATCATTATGAAAGAACTCGATGCCTGGAAGCTGCGAATGCTCAAACCTCTTGATCGAATCCACCCACTTGTAGGGATAAATCCCTTTTTGTCGAAGAATTGGATGAAGCCCGACTTTTTCGCAAATTGGGAAATGGTAGTTGCTCTTCACCAGATTATCCACCGCGCGTTCGAGGCTGCATCCCAGGTGGAGTAGCGAATCTCGAAAGATAAAGTTTCCAAACTGGAACGAGGACAACTTTTCCGCAGACTTCCCAATGATGAACTGCTGAATGTTTCCATGCAACTTGGCAATCTCCATAAGCCCATACCTCAATATCATATGCGAATCATATCCGCGCAAATTATGAAAGAACACCACCAGCTTGAGCTTTTTCTTGCCTTCGAGGTAGTTGCAGCGACGACACCACGCTCCCACATACTTTCCCGTGACATGACAGTGGTGGCGAACTTTCGGGCAATTCCTCGCATCAAAAGGCTTCTTGCATTTTTCGCACACTTCCGCGGCATCATACTTTTCTTACTCTTCCTTCGTCAACTTGGGCAACCTCGGATGCGACTGCCAGCGGAAGATACACGCTTTTCGCATCGTGTCGAGGGCGCGAATAAATTCTTCAAGCACTCTGTATGGATCATCACTCTGGAACTTCTTCAAGTATGTGTCTGTTCGCAGCTTTCGCTCATCTTCCAAAAATAGGAGATCGGGGCAGAATATCATGAAGGAATTCGGAATTTGTCGCGTCAGGATCTTTGTCTTCTCCGTCTTCATCTCCAACGAGGGAATATTCGAGCTTTCAAAATCGGCATAGCAGACGAAGAAGTACCGCAATGTCTTCGAAAAATCCTGTGTATTCTCCATATCGAACTTTACCCAGGCTTCGTCTTGTTTCGGCAATATCAGAACCTGCTTCTTCATCGTTTCGTCTTTGTGATCCTCTTTATAATGTTGAAGAAGTTGCTCGGTCGTTTTACACACTTGGCCGCAACCTCGGCACACTTTTACATGTCCATGATTCTTGTCATACGCTTTCGTAAAAATTATTCCTAACTTCTTCACAATCACAAAATGCACATCGCCCTTGTCGTTTCTAATAATACCCAAATCAACTTTCTCGGCAACAGAACCCGGATCGTAAATCGAACAGTAATACTGCTTCGTTTCCTCGGGCCCATTCACACCAATGTCATACACATTAATCGATATTCTGTATTTCTTCTCGAATGTCGCCAGCGCTCGTATCGTATAGCCTTCCTCAAAAATCTTGGCATCAAAACCACGCTGTTCCATAAATTCCATTAATTTTTTCTTTGGCATATCCCTATAATCATGCCTCCACTTATCCTTATTAAGCGCGCGATACAAACACTTCCAGAAACACATCTCATCTTTATTTCGAATATTCACGACCGCTTTTCTTCTCTGTAACCATGGATACAACTCTACATACCCGCGCGCTTTTCGAATTCCTGGCTTAAACGGCGTCACCTCCAATTTCACCGACTTGATGCCACTCACGATATAACCCGATCCGTTTCGAATAAATTCTGCAGTTTCTCCTTCGATCGCTGGAATCTGGTCCTTCACAATTTCCCGAAGATCTTCGAGACTTTGGGCCAAGTATCTTCGCTTGTGATGATGAGGAACAAAATACTCATCTTCCTGCTCTTCTTTCTCATCTCCATCCTTCGTAAACTTGGCTTTCACACGAAGTGCCACATAGCACTTATTCTTTATATATTTGCGCATTTCCTCATCGTTTTCGAAATACTTTGGCAAACTATCCGCCAAGTCGATAAAAAACGCATGAGCCTGACCATGATTGCTTTTCAAGATCTTATCAATCGTTTCCTCATCGATCTTAAACTTCTTTATACCATGTAACTTTTCTTCTTTCTCCTTAGGCCCCACTTCTGGCTCCACTTCGGGCTTCGCTTCGGACTTCACTTCCGATTCTGTCTCTTCTGATTCCTTTTTCAACTTCTTCTTCAACAGCTGATAATATTTCTCCTGCAGCGTCCTGTGAAGTTCTTCTCCTTTCACTCGCGGTAACAGCTCCTCAATTTCTCGCATCTCCTGCTCTAGCTGCTGCTCCGCTTCTTCGCTTTCTCGCTGCTTCGTCGCTTGCTTCTTCGTCGCTTCTCCGTCCATCGCTGCGCCGTCACACTCTTTTTACACTGCGGCGTTTTTTTAAACTCCGATCAAGGCGGCGCAAATCAATTTTTTCTGCGCTTAGCCCTGGGGAAGATACTGGGGCGGGGGGTCGGGGACGGGGAGCGGTGGACGCTATTGCGGCCGAACTCCACTACTGACGTTGATTATAAAGTTATTGATCACTTAAGTATGTTTATAAATAAAGATCTAGGTCATAAAATAAATACTAAAAATGAATTAATATTCAATTTATTTAAAAAACCATCAAAAGAAAAATATTCGGAAATGCCTCATTTTATAAATACATATACAAAAGACTATGAACATCAAGCTGATTTATTACAAAT